AAGACCGCCTTTCCCCTATGTTGCGGGACACGCCCGTTCTACGTGACCGGGTGAACGACAAAGCCCGGAACAGCGGGAACACGATCTTGCAAAAGATTTTCCCCGGCGGTCATGTGACTATGGTGGGTGCAAATTCCCCGTCGTCCCTCGCTTCCCGTCCGATTCGGATATTACTTGCGGACGAAATCGACCGATACCCGGCGACGGCGGGCAATGAGGGCGACCCCCTCTTACTTGCCGGAAAGCGGCTTACAACCTTTTGGAACAAGAAAGAAGTTGACGTTTCAACCCCGACAATCAAGGGACTTTCCCGAATCGAAGTCGAGTACGAACACAGCACACAAGAGGAATGGAACGTTCCTTGCCCCGCGTGCGGGGCGCTGAACCCGCTTGAATGGGCGAACATCGTATTTGACCGGGAAAACCTCGACGAAATCGGGTGCGTTTGCCCGGCGTGCGGCGTGCTATCCTCCGAAACGGAGTGGAAAGAACACTTTTCCGGCGGGCGGTTTATTGCGAAGTACCCGGAACGAAAGGTTCGGGGCTTTCACCTGAACGCCCTTGCTTCCCTGTTCGTCGAATGGCGGGAGATCGTGCAAAAGTTCCTTACCGCAAACGACGAAAAGAAGAAAGGCAATATTGAACTTCTCAAAGTCTGGACCAACACAGAGATGGGGCAGACATGGGAGGAAGAGGGCGAACAACTCGAAACGGACGACCTTTACAAGCGCCGCGAAAAGTATAATTGCGAAGTGCCGGAAGAAGTGCTGGTGCTGACCGCGGGCGTTGACGTTCAGGACAACCGTTTTGAAGTCGAGGTTGTCGGCTGGGGCGAAGAGAAAGAAAGCTGGGGTATCAAGTATCAAGCGATATACGGGGATTTGAAGTTAAAGCCCGTTTGGGACGAACTCGACAAGGTGCTTTCGCAGACGTTCACGACCGCCGACGGGCGGCGGCTGAAAATCATTTGCGCGTGCATTGATTCCGGCGGACACTTCACGACGCAAGTTTACCGCTTTTGCAAAGAGCGGACGGCCCGCCGGGTATTCGCTATCAAGGGCAAGGGCGGCGCGGACGTGCCGTATTACAACCGCCCATCGACCGCAAACAGCGTCAAAGCGCCGCTATTCACAATCGGCGTTGACACGGGAAAAGCGATCTTGTATCAGCGGCTGGGCATTCAGGAAGAGGGGCCGAATTACTGTCATTTCCCGAAAGAGAAAGACAGAGGGTACACGCAAGAGTATTTCCGCGGCCTGACCGCTGAAAAAATGGTGATGACCTACAAGAAAGGCAAAGCGCAATACGTCTGGACGCTGAAAGACGGCGGGTACAAGCGGAATGAACCGCTTGATATTCGGAACTACGCAACCGCCGCGCTGGAGATTGCGAACCCGGTTTTGAAAAAGCCGGACCGCGACGCGCCGCCAGCCCCGCCCCGCAAGCGCGGCAGACGGTCCAGAGGAAACGGAGGGATTGTATAAATGGCAAATGGAATCAGCCTTGAAATTGCAAAAAAGCACCTTAACGCATGGCTAACCGCCGAATTGGAGGTTACGACACATCAAAGCTACACGATAGGTTCGCGGAGCCTGACAAAAGCGAACCTTTCGGAGATCAGACAGCAGATTGAATATTGGAGAAATCAGGTTGCGCGGCTGGAGAACATCGAAAAGCGCGGCGGAAGAAACCGCGTTTTCCGCGCTGTTCCGCGGGACCTGTAAGAAAGGACGGTGAAGCGGATTGAATGTATTTGACCGCGTAATTGCGGCGGTATCACCCGAAAGAGCCTTGAAACGGGCCGGGGCGCGTCGCAAATTACAGATACTTGACAGCGGGTACAGCAATTACGGCGCGTCGGTAACGAAAAAATCGCTTGCCGGGTGGCTTTACGGCGGCGGGTCCGCACGGGAGGACATACAAGAAAACCTTTCCGTTCTCCGCCAGCGTTGCCGTGATCTTTACATGGGCGTTCCTCTTGCGACGGGCGCGTTGAAAACGTGCCGAACAAACGTCGTCGGGTCCGGCTTGAAGCTGAAAAGTCAAGTCGATTATGAGGTTTTGGGAATCAGCGAAGAGGAAGCGCGGGACCTTGAATGCAAGATCGAACGGGAATTTGCTTTGTGGGCGGATTCCCCCGCTTGCGATTTGGAGCGGCTGGACAACTTTTACGAACTCCAGCAACTTGCCTTTCTGAATTGGCTTATGAGCGGGGACGTTATCGCAACGCTTCCCGTGACAAGCCGGGTGAATATGCCCTATGACCTCCGAATCTGCTTGATTGAAGCGGATAGGTTAAGCAACCCGCACGGGGACACGGGCGACCCGCACATTGTCGGCGGCGTTGAAACGAACGACGCGGGTGAAGTCGTCGCATACCATATCAGCACCCACCACCCCCTTTCGTATGAATTTACAGAAATGAAGTGGACGCGGGTTGAAGCATGGGGCGAAAAGACCGGGCGGCGCAATGTAATTCACATTATGAACCGGGAGCGAATCGGACAGCGCCGCGGCGTGCCGTTCCTTGCCCCGGTCATAGAAGCTTTGAAGCAATTAGGGCGATACACCGACGCGGAACTTGTCGCCGCCGTCGTTTCGGGTATGTTTACGGTATTCATCGAAAAAGAAAGTGCGTCGGCTGACGGAGCTTTCGGCGAAATCATACCAGAAGAAGCACAAGTTGACGCGGGCGACGACAGCACGATTGAACTTGCACCCGGCGCAATCGTGGACTTGAACGAGGGAGAAAAGGCGCACGACATGAACCCCGGCAGACCGAACACGGCGTTTGACGGGTTTGTAGTCGCTATTTGCCGACAGATCGGCGCGGCGCTTGAAATCCCCTATGAACTGCTTGTAAAGAACTTCAATGCGTCGTATAGCGCGTCACGTGGCGCGCTTTTGGAAGCATGGAAAATGTTTCGTATGTATCGGACATGGCTTGCAAACGATTTTTGCCAGCCCATTTATGAAGAGTGGTTCGCGGAAGCCGTCGCAAAGGGGAGAATCCCCGCGCCCGGCTTTTTTTCGGACCCGATCATTCGCAAGGCATACACCGGGGCGGAGTGGAACGGCCCGGCACAGGGCCTTTTGAACCCGGTTCAGGAAGTCACCGCGGCGGAAAAGCGCGTGCAAAACGGCTTTTCGACCCGCGACCGTGAAGCAATGGAAATGAACGGGTCCGATTTCTACCAAAACGCGGCGCAGTTAAGGCGCGAAGAAAAGTTATTAAAGGAGGTCAAAGGCGATGGCACAGGAAGCCAGAAAGAAGAACAGCCCGGCGAAGAACCCGAAAAATAAGCACTTTTGGAGTTTCCGGGACGCGGCGGAAGAGAACGCCGCCCCGGAACTGATTTTATACGGTGACATTGCTTCCGAAACATGGTGGGGCGACGAAGTAACGCCCCGGCAGTTTACAGAGGAATTGAACGCGCTGGGGTCCGTCCCCGAAATCGTCGTGCGAATCAACAGCGGCGGCGGCGACGTGTTCGCCGCAAATGCCATTTATACCCGGCTGAAAGACAATCCGGCGAAAATCACGGTCAAGATCGACGGCTGGGCCGCGTCCGCGGCGACCATTGTTGCAATGGCGGGTGACGTGATCGAGATTCCGGGCAACGGCGTTTTTATGGTGCATGACCCGTCCGTGGGTCTGCTGGGTTACTTCAACGAAGCTGACCTTGCGAAAGTCGGCGACGAACTGAAAGTGATTAAGCAATCCATCGTGAACGGGTACGCCTTAAAAACGGGCAAGGACGCGGACGAAATCGCCGCAATTATGACCGCGGAAACATGGTACGACGGAAAACAGGCCGTTGACGCTGGTTTTTGCGACAAAATCATGTTCGAGGAAGCCGACACGACCATTGAAAACACGGCAAAAGTTATTGTGAACAGCGTTTCACTTGATCTTTCACGCTTCCCGAATCTTCCCGTTTCGCTGTTAAACCGTTGTGCGACCCACACGCCGGACGGTTTTTCAGATATACAACATCAAAATGAACCGAAAAGGAGCGAAGAAATCATGGACGGAATCAAAGACATCAAGACCGTTGACGGCCTGAAAGCGGCTTTCCCTGACCTGACAAAGCAGATCGAGGACGCGGCAACCGCCGCGGAGCGCAAGCGCATTCAGGACATCGAGGAAGTGGCGCTTCCGGGCTTTGAAAATATCATTGCGGAAGCAAAATTCACGAAACCCGTTGCCGCGGGCGACGTTGCGAAAGCGATTGTCGCGGAACAGCGCAAGCTGGGCGGCAAGTACATTCAGGACCGCGACGACGACGCGAAGAACAGCGGCGCGGGAAAAGTCGGAGCGGGCGCAGGAATTGAGGGGACCGGCGGAAAGAGCGGCGCGGACGAAATCGACGCGGCGCTTGACAAGCTTTTCCCCGAAACAAAGTAAGGAGGTAAAAGACCATGTATGAGATCAACAGAGATCAGACCAGCCCCGTGAACTTCTTTGCGGGCGACTTCCCCGTTGTGACGGAAGCTGGGGACGTGAAGAGCGGCGAAACTGTCCGAAAATACGCCCCTGTCGTCAAGACCGCCGACGGTATCAGCGAAGCGACCGCCGACGGGCTGGCGGACTTGCACGGAATCGCCGCGGACGATTCGACCGACGGCGGCGTTGTGTGCTATCTGACGGGTGAATTTTTCGCCGACGCGCTGACCTTGCCCGACGGCGTGACCGCCGACACCCTGAAACCCGCTTTCCGTAAGCTGGGAATCTTTTTGAAGTAAAGGGAGGAAATCAAAATGGCTATTCAGACCGATATTTACACCCCCCGCACAATGGGGAAAATCATTCGCCGTATGCCCCCGGTGCATACGTTCTTCCGCGACACGTTTTTCAAGAACCGCCAGACGTTCCCGACGAAGAGCGTTGACGTGGATTTCAAGAAAGGAAGCCGCGCGCTGGCCCCGTTCGTTCACCCGAAGATCGGGGGCAAGACCATTCCGAACAGCGGGTACAGAACGGAGAGTTACACCCCCGTTCTTGTTGCCCCGAACAAGATCACGACCGTTGACGACCTGTTGGAGCGGGCCGCGGGTGAAAACCCGTACAGCGGAAGAACCCCGGCAGAACGGGCCGTTGAAAAGTTGGCGGAGGATTTCGCCGAACTCACCGAAATGATCGTTCGCCGCGAAGAGTGGATGGCGGCAACCGCTATCTTTACCGGGCAGATTCCCATTATCGGGGAGGGCCTGAACGAAGTTATCGACTTCAATTTCACGAACACCGAAACTATCGTGACAGATGACCTGAAATGGACCAGCCAGACCGCAGACCCGCTGGCAGACCTTGAGCGGTGGCACGAAACCGTACAGAAAAACGGCTTTGTGAACTGCAATATTTGTGTCATGGCAAAGGACGTTGCGAACGCCTTTGTAAACAACGCAAAGGTAAAGGAAGTGCTGGACATCAAGGGGTATGATCTTGCAGTCATCAAGCCCCGACAGCTTCCGAACGGCCTTACCTACATCGGGAGCATTCACAAAATGGGGCTGGACATTTACCAGTACAACGAATGGTATCTTGACAACTGGACCGACCCCACCGCGCCGGAGGACAAGCCGCTTGTTCCTGACGGAACGCTTGCCCTGCTTTCTACGGAAGCGGACTATTCGATCTATTACGGCGCGGTGACTATGCTTGCCGACAACGGCGTGAACTTTGTTACCGTCGAGGGTGACAAAGTTCCGCAGACGTGGGTGGAGCGCCGCCCGGACCGCCGTTTCTTGCAGATCAACAGCAAGCCGCTGACCGTGCCGCATGAAGTCAATAGCTGGTTTGTTGCAAAGGTTCTGTAATGAACTTCAAAGCGCAAGTCGAGCGGGATTTGACGACCGTTTTTCATAACAGCGACGAACACGCTGACGTTTTGGAATTTTGGATTTCCGGGACCCGGTACAAAGGCCCGGTCATTCTTGACGATGGCGGAGCGCAGGACAGGAAAAAACCGTCTACCGATCACGTGGACGGTTTAATTCTTGTCGATTTGGTAATGTACGTCCCTCTTTCCATTTTGAAACGGACCCCAAAAAAAGATGAAACCGTGGAGATCGGCGACGACGTTTACACAATCACAAAGGTTCACCCGGAAGTCGGGGAAATCGTGCTTTATTTAGAGGGGCTGACCGAATGATTGAGATAACGAACGAACAGATCGAGCGGGTTAATCGGCTTTTAGGGGACATCAAAGGCGCGCCGAACCGGGCGCTTTTCAACGTCATCAACCGGGCGCTGGGTACGGTGCGTTCACAATCGGGAAAGGTTATCCGGGAAACGTACAACATCAAGCAATCAGACATTACCGCGAATCAAAACATGAAGATGAAGCGGGCAACCGCGGGCGACTTGGTGGGTTCTATTGAGTTTGCCGGAACGGTAATACCGCTAAAGCGATTCAAGGTTTCGCCGTCCGCCCCCGCGCAACGCACGGTTTCCGTGTCCGTATTGCGTGCGGAGGGCGGGAAGCGGTTGGAATCGGCATACGTCGCAGATTTGGGCAAATACGGTGTGGGCGTGTTTGAACGACTGACGCGACGGCGTGATTCGTCGCAACAGCTTTATGGACCGTCTACCGCACACATGATGGGTAATGAAAACGTGCTTGACAAGGTGGAACAAGCGGCACAAGAAACTATCGACAAGCGCGTTGAACAGGAAATCACCCGTATTCTGAACGGGTACGGAGGATAAGACATGACACCGTTAGAACTGCTGGACGCTTTGAAAGCGTTTATCGAAGAAAATACAAAAGACATCTTGCTACCCGTCCGGGTGGACAGGAAAAGCGGAGAAGCGAAAGAACGACCCGCGGAGGTTTACAAAATGCGACTTCCAACAAAGGACGCAGAAACAAAACGGATTCCGTATGTTCTTTTGCAGTACATCAAAAGCACAGACACGCAGACCGCCGGGGAAATGCCGGAAAGTTCGTGCATGGTGCGGATCGTCGTCGCCACCTATTCGGAGGACGGCGAAGAGGGCGCTTTGTGCGTCCTGAATCTGCTTACCCGGATTCGTATTGCGTTTTTGCGCGACGGCGTGATTGCAGAACGCTTCATGCTGAAACTGCCTATTGAAATGATCGTCTACCCGGACAGCACACCGCCTTATTATTTGGGCGAAATGATGACCGAATGGAAAATGCCGATTGTAGAAAGTGAGGTTCAAAAAGTATGGCAATAGAGTATAAACCCGGAATGACAAAGCCGGAATTGCTGGAACTTGCCGTTGTGAACGGGATTGACGTTGACGACAGCATGACGAAAGCGAAAATTATCGCCGCTATTGACGCGCACAACGCGCAGGAAGCCGCCGAAAGCGGCGGGGAGGGTAACAACACCACCCCGGACGAAAACGACGGGCAGAGCGGCGCAGAGAGCGGCACGGGCAACGCCGACGCGGGCGGCGGCGACGATACCGCCGGGAACGGTGAAGAGGACGAACAGGACGGCGCAGGAAGCGACGAAGAGCCGGGAGAGGGTAACAACACCACCCCGGACGAAAACGCCGCACAGAGCGCCACAGAGGGCGAACAGGACGTGCCGGGCGGGTACGACTTGTTTGTTTATGCCGGGCCGACCTTGCCCCGCGGACGGCTGAAAGAAAATGCCGTGTTTCGCGGCACGTTCGAGGACGTGAAAGCCTACCTTGCAGACGTGCTGGAGGTTTACCCACAGGTGGCGCGGCTGATCGTTCCCGTAAACAGGTTGGCGGCATTTTCTGTCAAGGTCAAAACCCCCGGCAACCTTGCACACAAGTATTATAGCGACATTGTTTCGGCAATGCGCGGCAATAGGGAGGTATAAAAATGGCTGAATTTTATCACGGCGTATCTACAAGACAGGCCGACACATCGGTAACAACGCCCGTAACGGCTGATTCCGGCATTGCATTCATCATCGGTGCGGCCCCGGTACATACCGTCGGCGGCGCGGTGAATGACCCGATCATGTGCCAGAACTACGCCGAAGCCGTCGCCGCTTTGGGGTATAGCGACGACTGGAAGAATTACCCCATTTGCGAAGCAATCTATTCGCAATTCAAGCTTTACGGCGTGTCCCCCGTCGTTTTCGTGAACGTGCTGGACCCCGCGAAGCACAAGAAAGCCGTCGAGGAAGCAAATTATCCGCTGACCGACGGCAAGGTTCTTTTGCCGCTGGAAGCCCTGAAAGACACGGTGAAAGTCACCGGGTACGACATCGGAACAGATTTCGACCTGTTTTACGACGGCGGTAATCTGATTCTTGAAGTGCTGGAGGGCGGCGAAATCCCCGAAAATACGGGCGAACTGACCATTGCGTTTGACGCGGTGGACCCGTCCGCGATCACGGAGCGGGATATTATCGGCGGGTTTGACACCAATACGAAGAAGTATTCCGGGCTTGAACTGATTGACAAGGTTTTCCCGAAATACGGAATCGTCGCCGACCTGATCGTTGCCCCCGGCTGGTCCGATAAGTCGGAGGTTGCCGCGGTCATGGCGGCAAAGGCCGCGAACATCAACGGCGTTTTTGAGGGGAAAGCCCTGATTGACGTTGACACGGAAGCGGTCAAGCATTACGCCGACGTTCCGGCGTGGAAGAAAGCACAGAACATCAACGCAAAAACACAGGTTCTTTGCTGGCCTTTGGTGAAGCTGGGGGACCGCGTTTTTCATTTGTCCGTTCAGGCGGCGGGACGAATGGGGTTGACCGATTCGGACAACGGCGGTTGCCCGGCGGAATCCCCGTCGAACAAGCTTTTGCAGATGGACAGCGCCGTTCTTGCTGACGGCACGGTGATTCTGCTTGACTTGCAGAATGCCAACTACCTGAACAGCAACGGCATTGTGACCGCCCTTAACTTTATCGGTGGCTATGTGCTTTGGGGTAATGAAACCGCCTGTTTCCCCGCTGATACCGACGTAAAGAATTACTTTATCGCCGTTTCTCGTATGTTTGGCTGGGTTGCAAATTCCTTGATTTTGACCTATTGGAGCAAGGTTGACAAGAAGATGACCCGGCGACTGATCGACAGTATTGTTGATTCCGTGAATATTTGGCTGAACGGCCTTGTCGCGGAAGAGCAGTTGCTGGGCGGACGCGTCGAGTTCAGAGAGGACGAAAACAGCACGACCGCGCTTATGGCGGGAAAGGCCGTTTTCCATGTGTTTTTGACCCCGCCCAGCCCGGCGAAAGAACTTAATTTCGTGCTGGAGTACGACGCGGAGTACGTCGCCGCGGCGCTGACGGCGTAAAGGAGGGTACAGACAATGAAAGTTGATAACGGTACAACTAACTTTGCCGTATATGAGGACGCAACCGAATTTTACGGCATGGCGGAAGTTACGCTTCCCGAAATCTCGCAGATTGCGGAAGAGGTCAAGGGCGCGGGCATTTCCGGCGCATTCAACGGCGCGTTCGTGGGCCACATCGAAGCTATGACGTTGACCCTGAATTTCCGTTCCGTGACCGCCGCCGCGATCAAGCTTGCGGAGCCGCGGAACCACCAGCTTGACCTCCGCGCCGCCCAGCAGTATTGGGACAACACCGCGGGCAAGTTCGTTCAGCAGGCTGTCAAACACGTTTTGATTGTCACGCCGACGAAGTTTGCCCCCGGAAAACTTGCCCCCGCCGCGTCCGCGGAAGCTTCCGGGGAGTATTCGGCAACCTATTTCGCAACCTATATCGACGGAGTAAAGAAGATGGAAATTGATATTCTGAACTTCATTTACTACGTCAACGGAACGGACTACCTTGCGGACGTTCGCAAGGCGTTGGGCAAGGCGTAAGACCCGGCAGGACTTCCCCGCCGGGCTTTCTTATGCCTTTTTCTGTATCTAAAAATCTGAAATAACGAATCGGAGGAAAAGACAATGAGCGAAGCAATCAAGAATACCGCTACACAGGGCGCAGAACAGGCCGCAGGGACGGCGGCAACATCTACCCCGGCAGTTACCGCGGAAGCCGCAAAGAAGCCCACAGGGGCGAACGTGGGCGTTTATACGCACAAGTTCAAGACCCCGTTTGAATACGGCGGCGCGACCTATGAGGAATTGACGTTCAATTTTGAGCGTTTGACCGGGCGCGACATGGTGGCAATCGAAACCGAAATGCAGATGAACAACGAATACGCGCTTGCGCCTGAAATCTCCCGGAACTTCCAGAGCAAGATGGCGGCGCGGGCCGCGGGTATCGGAAGCGACGTGCTGGACGCTATGCCGTTGCCCGACTTCAACCGTATTACGAACGCCGCGCGTGATTTTTTACTGTCTACGGGCTATTAAAACGCCCGGCCCGCTGGTGGCGGCGGGAGTGCTACCGACTTGCAAAGGCAACAAACACGCCTATTCCGTTTTGGCTTGATTGCACAACGGCGGAGATCATGCAATGGATAAGGGACATAAACGCCGCCGCCGCGGAAGATAAAGAACGCGCGGAGAGAGAACGACAGCAAAGGGGGTGAGCCTTTGGCGGGAAGAAAAGAATTTGAATTGCTTTTTAAGCTTCAGGCGACGCTGGGGAGCGGGTTTAATTCCAGTTTCAACAGCGCAATGAACGCGTCAAAGCAGTTACAAGGCAACCTTTCCAAAATCAACACGCTTTCCGGGAAGATCGAGGGTTTCCAAAAGCAGAGCGCCGCGCTTGAAGCGAATAAAGACAAGCTGGCGAAGCTGACAGAGGAACACGACCGCTTACAGCGGGAAATGAGCCAAACGGAACAGCCGTCGGAAGCCTTGCGGCAGAAGATGGAAAAGAACGCCCGCCAGATTGAGCAAACCACCGCAAAAATTCAGGAACAGGAAGCCCGGCTGGGTCAACTCGGCGACGAACTACGCGACGCAGGGGTTGACACGGACCATTTGACGGAAGAGAACGAACGGCTGGCCGAAAGTTACGAACAGGTCCGCCGGAATCAGGACAGGCTGGCAAAAATCGGACAGGCACAGCAGAAAAACAGCGAAGCAATTTCAAAGACAAAGACGCAACTTGCCGGGACGATTGGAACTATTGCCGCGCTGGGTACGGCGATCTATGCCGGACCCGTGCAAAAATCAATGGAGTTTCAGACGGCGATGGCGAAAGTCGGCACGATTGCCGACGCAAACGTTGTTCCCCTTTCGCAAATGCAGAAAGAAATCATCAATCTGTCAAATGCGCTGGGGGTCAACGCAAGCACCGTCGCAGAGGACGTTTACAACGCGATTTCCGCAGGGCAAAAAACCTCCGACGCGGTGGCGTTCGTGGAAAAAGCGACCATGCTTGCAAAGGGCGGCTTTGCTGAAACCGGGCAGGCGCTGGACGTTCTGACGACGATTCTAAATGCCTATGGTATGGAATCGTCGAAAACGGAAGAAATTTCTAATATGCTGATTACGACACAAAACCGCGGCAAAGTCACCGTTGCGGAATTGTCGTCGGTCATGGGTAAAGTGATTCCGACCGCGAATGCAAACAACGTCGCGCTGGAACAGCTTTGCGCGGGCTACTCTATTATGACCGCCCGCGGTATTGCCGCCGCCGAAACGACAACGTACATGAACAGTATGTTGAACGAATTAGGAAAAAGCGGCACGTCGGCGGATAAAGCGTTAAGACAGGCCGCGGGAAAAGGATTTAGCGAACTGATGGCGGAGGGGAAAAGCCTTGCGGACGTTCTGGACATCTTGCAGGGCGAAGCCGACAAGAGCGGTAAAACCCTTGCGGATATGTTCGGGAGCGCGGAAGCAGGAAAAGCCGCCCTAACGCTGATGGCAAACGGCGCAGAGGGGTTCAACGACGAAGTTTCCGCAATGGTAGACAGCGCCGGGGCCGCACAATCCGCCTACGAAAAAATGATGGACACGACCGAAGAGAAGATCAAAAAGGCCAAAACCGCCTTATCGAACCTCGGTATCGTGTTAGGCGATACGTTCTTGCCGTATGTAACGACCGCGGCGGAAAAATTGTCGGATTTGGTGACAAAGTTTTCAGCATGGGCGCAGGAAAACCCGGAATTGCTTTCAACAATCGTAAAGGTTGCCGCGGCCCTTTTAGGCTTAAAGGCCGGAGGACAAGCGGGAAAGCTTGCATTCTTGGAAATCAAGGGCGGAATATTGGGGATTCAAGGCGCATTTGCGAAGCTGAAAGCGTTTAGCGGGTCCGGCGGTATAAAGAGCCTGTTTTCAGGGCTTGGAGGTATCAAAGGAAAGCTTTTGCCCCTTATTGGTATCATCGGCGGCGTTGCACTTGCAATCAAACTGATTTCCGGCAATCTTGAGGGGGTCCGCGGATGGATTCAACAGACATTCGGTGACGGTGCGCTTGCTGTATTTGACAAGGTGTGGGGCGCGATTCAGAACGTCGGCGCAGCTATTAAAGGCATTTTCAGCGGTGAGAACATCGGAAACGCGCGAAACTTCTTTGAAGAGCATTTCGGAGAAGCGGGCGTTGCCGTGTTTGATTCAATCATCGGCGTTGTAGAACAGTTAAAGGGAATCTTGCCGGGCCTGTTAGATCAATTCGCCCAGCTTGCCACTTCCCTGCTACCCGTCATCGGAAGTCTGATACAACAGATTTTGCCGTTGATCGGGCAAATTATCGCAACGGTGCTTCCTGTTCTGTTTGACCTTATCGCCCAGCTACTGCCCGTTATAGGGCAGATTGTCGAAGCGATCTTGCCCGTGCTGATTCAGCTTGTGGAAACCCTTGTCCCCATTGTAATGCAGATCATAGAAGCGGTGCTTCCTATTCTGCAACAGCTACTTGAAGCACTTACGCCGATCATTCAGCAGATCATAGACAACATTCTACCTATTGTGATCGACCTGATTATGACGGTGGTTTCAGCAATTCAACCGCTTGTTGAAGCGATCTTGCCCGTTTTGCAATCGCTACTTCAAGCACTTATGCCGATCATTCAGGCCGTTGCAGAATTGTTCAGTAACGTACTGGGGGCGGCAATCAACACGATTTCAGGCATTTTGAACGGACTGACACAGATTTTGCAAGGAATTATCACGTTCATTACAGGCGTGTTTACTGGAAACTGGAAACAGGCGTGGGAGGGCGTGAAAAGCATATTCAGCGGAATATGGGAAGCAATCAAGAGCGTTTGCACGGGCGTTGTAAACGGCATTATTTCCGTTATCAATACCGTTATAGGCGGCTTGAATAAGCTAAAAATTCCCGATTGGGTCCCCGGAATCGGCGGAATGGGTATCAATATACCGCTTATTCCAATGCTTGCAAAGGGTTCAAAATACACACCCGACACGTTCATTGCGGGCGAAGCTGGCGCGGAACTTGTCACGAACGCAAGAGGCAGGACCGTATTTACCGCCGCGCAGACGGGGCGAATCTTTGAAAATATCAACGCGGCCCGTGAAGCGCAGGACGGAACGACGGTTGTTACCCTCTTGCCATTACTGCAAGCGGCGCTTTCGGCGGCGCGCGTCGGTCCGGGCGGAGTTTCAGCCCCGACCGTTACCGCGGAATCACCGCAAGGCGGGGGCATTGTCATTCACAGCGCGCCCGTTTTCCATGTGGGAAGCGAAGCACAAGCGGAGGACATCGAAGAATTGTTAGACAGGCGGGACGAAGAACTTTTAGATAAGTTCGACGACCGCATGAAGCAAAGGGAGGACGACGAAAGGCGGCGGAGGTATGACTAAATACACGACCATTGCCGGGGATATGTGGGACGGTATCGCCTACAAAACGCTGGGCGACGAAGCATACACCGACAGGATTATGAAAGCGAACCCGCAACACCGCCGGACCGTTGTTTTCCCGGCGGGGGTCACGCTGGATATACCCGACGCGGAAGCGCGGATTTCGGCGGAGTTGCCGCCGTGGAAAAGGGGGCGGACGACATGAACGCACGGCGAACCGTCGTCCGCCTGACCTTTGATGGTACGGACGTTTCAGAGGACATCAATAAGTATCTTCAATCGCTGTCCTATACGGACAACGAACAGGACGAAACGGACGATTTGCAACTTACCCTTGACGACCGGGAGGGTGTGTGGCTTGGAAGCTGGTTAAACACTTCCGAACAGAAAGCGAAAGAAACCCCGAAAACGTCAAGCGGAGATTGGAAGATCGGCGACGAAGTAACAGTAAGCGGCAGGCCGCAATACAGCAGTTACGGCGACGGGAACCCCGGCGCGGCCCTTTCGGGGTACAAGGGGAAAATAACGTATTTGAACCTGAAAAGCGGGGTTCCCTATCCTATACACGTCGATCAAAAGGGCTGGTTTGCAGAAAATCAGGTCACAAAAACCGACGGAAAGCAGGAAACAGCAAAGCAAAGCGGCGGAAGCGGCGGAAAGGGAATTGAACTTTCCGCCGTTATCATTCAAAAGAATTGGGATTCAGACGGGAAAGACCGGGTGCTGGATTGCGGAACGTTTCAAATTGACAGCGTGGACGGAAGCGGTCCGCCGTCGAAAGTGACGATTAAAGCGGGGTCAATTCCCTACACTTCAACGATTCGGACGCAGAAAAAAACAAAAGCGTGGGAGCAATACACCCTTTCGGGAATTGCGAAAGAGATTGCCGGGAAAAACGGCCTGACGTGTATGTTTGAATCAGCGTTCGACCCGCTTTATACGCGGAAAGAACAAGTGCAGGAATCGGACATCACCTTTTTACAGCGGATTTGCAAGGCCGCGGGGATTTCTCTTAAAGTAACCGCGAAAATCATTGTTCTGTTTGACGCGGCGGCGTATGAGAAGAAAGACGCGATACGCAAAATCAAACGCGGAGCGGCGGACGTGAAGCGGTACAGCTTCAACACAAGCTTTCAAGACGCGTCGTACAGCAGTTGTCACGTGACCTATACGGACCCGTCGAGCGGGAAAACCTATGAAGCAACATACGAGGCCCCGGACGCGGACCAAAACGGAAGCGGGCAGGTGCTGGAGGTCAAAGAAAAAGTTTCAAGCAATGCGGAAGCGAAAACCCTTGCAGAAAAGCGGTTGCGCGAAAAAAACGGACAGCAGTTCACGGCAAGTTTTACCCTTGTCGGCGACGCGACGCTTGTTGCGGGCGTAACCGTAAGCGTTGAGGGGTACGGCGCTTTTAACGGAAAATACATCGTGGAGAGCGCGACGCATTCCGTTTCGTCAAGCGGGTACACGACAAGCGTTAAACTACGCCGGGTTTTGGAGGGATATTGATGGGAGAAACAAGCGTTTTCAAAAATATTGTACGGACGGGCTGGGTTTCTTCCGTCAATGCCGCCGACAGAACCGCCCGCGTCACCTTTAAGGACATGGGAACAACCTTTGTTTCGGGTCCTCTAAAGGTGATAAAGAATCCGCCGTTCATTCCGGCGGCGGGAGTTGTTCAGGCGACAGAGGAAAAGAGCGGAGGAAGCGGCGACGCGGCCTTTGCGTCACACAAGCACAACGTTACAATCAGCCCGTGGCTTCCGTCGCCGGGCGATTATGTGCTTTGTCTTTATATCCCAACGGGCGACGGCGACGGGTTCGTGATAGGAGGGATATAAAAGATGGCAGTTATAGGAACTTGGGGCGACATCACCTTTGCCGTTTCAAGAAATCAGATCAAGACGTTTGACGGCCTGAAATGGGACAGCGGCGCGAAGTATTCGACGCATGACAGGCATTTGAAAGAACCCCTTTTAGAGTTCACAGGGACGGACGTTGAAAGCATGACGTTTACAATGTTCTTTTCCGCCTTTTTGGGAGTGAACCCGATTGCGGAGGTTTCAAAACTGCTTAAAGCAATGCGCCGCGGAGAGGTTCACCGCCTTGTCATCGGCCCAAAAGCCTACGGCACAAACAAGTGGGTCATCACGAAGCTTTCAAATTCGCTGAACCGATATGACAACCGCGGAAATCTGCTTGTCGCAAAAGTGAGCGTCACAATGAAATCGTATTCAAGCCGTTAAGGGGGTGAGAGCGTGGCGCACATCATAAAGGCTTACGACCTGAAAAATATAAACCTTGCCCCGGAAACGAGGGAAGAAGAGATTTTACAGAATGTGGCGGTCATCATATCAACGCCGAAATTCTCCGTTCCTCTTGATCGGGGGCTGGGAATGGCACAACGGTTCGTTGACAGGCCGATTCAGGTTGCACAATCTATCCTTATTTCGGAGGTTTTAGACGCGGTGGAGCGGGACGAACCGCGGGCGGAAGTGCTGGGCGTTACCTATGAAATGGGCGGCACGCCCGGCACGCTGATTCCAGTTGTGGAGGTGAACATAATTGACGACGAAAGTTAGAGAATACCCCGATATTCACTTTGTAGACACGGACACAAACACGCTTGTAAATGCCCTGATTCAGTCTTACGAAGCGTTCACCGGGCGGACATTATACCCGGCGGACCCGGCGCGCCTGTTTATCCTTTGGGTGGCCGACATCATCATTCAAGAGCGGGTAAACATCGACTTTTCGGCCCGGCAGAACGTACCGCGGTATGCAGAGGGTGAATATTTGGATTCCCTCGCAGAACTGTTCAAGGACGCTTACCGATTGGAGCCGGAAAAGGCAAAAACGACGTTACGGTTCACCCTCTCCATTCCGCTGGAGGTTGCGACAATCGTTCCGGCAGGAACCCGCGTGACCGTTGACGGCGAAATCATATTTCAAACAATGAACGCCCTGACAATCCCGGCGGGCGACCTGTTCGGGGACGTGGAAGCGGAGTGCCAGACGGCTGGGGAGATCGGAAACGGCTTTGTTCCGGGACAGATTACACAGCTAATTGACATATTCCCGTATTTCGGGTCCGTCGAAAATGTGTCCGAATCGGACGGCGGCGCAGATGAAGAGAGCGACGCGGCTTTTTATGAGCGTATGCGCGAAAGCGTCGAAACCTTTTCGACCGCCGGGCCGCTGGGCGCGTATGAGTATTACGCAAAATCCGCGTCGGCGCTGATTGTGGACGTGAAAGCGACTTCCCCGGAACCGGGAGAAGTTGACGTGCGGGTTCTGCTTTCCGGCGGGCAGTTGCCGGGGGAAGAAATCTTGAAAGAGGTTTTAGACATTCTGAATGCCGATAAGGTGCGGCCCCTAACCGATCACGTTACCGTCGCGGCCCCCGATACGGTTCCGTATGACATCGACTTTACATACTGGACGCAAGAGGGCGGCGCGGTAAGCGACGAAAAGGTGGCGGAGAATATCGCCGCGGCGGTTCGGACGTTCAAAGAATGGCAAGGCGCAAAGATGGGGCGGGACGTGAACCCGTCCTATTTAATTTCCCTGCTTATGCAAGCCGGGGCAAAGCGTGTCAAGGTACGGTCCCCCGTCGATACCGTTGTTTATGACAACGCCGTTGCGGTGATCGGAGAAACAACGGTTGTGAACGGGGGTGCAGAGAGTGAATGACAATGATATTTATTCTATCGACTTTACCCGTTCGCTTCCGCCTGTACTGAAAAACGACCCGAAAATGATTGCGCTGGCGCAGACCATTGCAGAACAATTACAGGTTACGGCCCGGCAGATCGAAAAGAACATCATTTACGCCCGAATTGATGAACTGGACGAACAGACGCTTGACGTTCTTGCCTATGATCTTCACGTCGATTGGTACGACTATTCTTACCCGATAGAGGTTAAACGGCAGACGATCAAAGACAGCGTAAAGGTTCACCGAAAGCTGGGTACAAAATACGCCGTCGAAACGGCGCTGGGGGCCGTGTTCCCCGGCACAAAGGTTCAAGAATGGTTCGAGTACGGCGGAAAGCCGTACACGTTCCGGGTTATCATCGGCGTGACGACGGAGGGATTGACCGCCGCCCGGCAAACAGAGGTTTTGAACCGCATTCGGTTTTATAAAAATCTCCGTTCCCACCTTGAAGCGATCAGCTATGAGGTTGAAAAGGAAACGACGATTCATGTTGCCGCGGCGCATTCCATCGGGACGCGGTTGGAGGTTTACCCGTATCTCGCAAAGGACATAGCCGCCGCCGGAACTATTCATGTTGCCGCGGCGGTGAAATCGGGAACGCGGCTTGAAGTGTTCCCGGTTCTTGTAAAGAGCATGACGGAGCGGGCAACCGTCCGCGCGGGCGCAGTCGTAAAAACGGGGACAAGGGTTGAAATATTCCCCGCATACGGCCCAGCCTGAATCCGCGTGAATTTATAACAAATGGAGGTAAAAAGCAATGCCAGACACCGAAAAAACATACGGAACCGTTGTCACGTCTGCTGGCCTTGCCCTTGTCACGGCGGCGACCATGAGGGGCGAAAAGGTCAAGTTGAAATACCTTGCCGTCGGCGACGGCGGCGGGCAGTATTACCAACCGTCGGCAGACATGACCGCGCTTAAAAATGAGAAGTGGCGCGGAGAGGTAAACAGCGTGCAGATCAACCCGGATTCGCCGAACATGATTGACGTTGTGGCAGTCGTTCCGGCGACCGTGGGCGGCTTCACAATCCGCGAAATGAGCGTGCAGACAGAGGACGACGACATTATGTTTGCCGTCTGCAACACCCCGGACACGGAAAAAGTCATCATTACTACGGGCGCGGCGGGCGAAGTCGAATTGAAAATGCACATCGAAGTGGCAAACGCCGCGAACGTGACGATTGCCGTTGACCCGAACGTTGTTACAGCAACAAAAACAGACTTGAAGAATCACAATGCGGACCCGGACGCACACGGCGGCGTTTTGCCGCGGTTGGAAGCCATCGAAAATTCCGTTGTACCCATTTATGCGGGTACGGCGAAACCGACGGCGGACGGGCCTTTTTTGTGGTTACAGGTTATCCAGCAGGGCGGCGACGCTGACCCGGACCCGGACACCCCGGACGGGCCGCAAACCGTCAAGCTTGATATACAACCCATGAAGCAAGGGAGTGATTTGTATGTAAAGATTGACGAAGAAACGAAGAGCGTTGACAACGCCGAAAAGCAACCCCAGCAAGCGGAAGAACCGCTAAAAATCAAACTTACTTAAAAAATGGAGGAAAAAACAATGGCATTCACTACAAGCGAAAAAATGAAGATGGTTATTTTTCAGGACGAAGTAAACGGCGTTCTGACCGACCTTATGGCCCGTTCCCATGTGGACAACGTGATCTTTGAAGAGAGCGGCAAGCAAATTGCCCTTTCTACGAAGCTGGCGGAGATTATCGCCGCTATTGCCGCGAAAGCGGACAGCACCGCCGTTACCGCCGACATCAAGGCCGCGAACGACGCGCTTTACAACAAGATCATGGGTATCACCGCGGAGGACGGCGCGACCGTCAATGAAGCTTATGACACCCTGAAAGAAGTTGCGGAATACCTGACCGCACACGGCGAAGTGGTGCAGGGATTCACGACCGACATTGCGAACCTGAAAAAGACCGTTGAAACCCTGCAAACGGGCATGACAAAGGTGGAGAAATCCGACACCAACGGCAACGTCAAGGTTGACGGCGCGGAAGTCGTCGTGTATCAGCACCCCGCAACCCACCCCGCCAGCATGATTACCGATACCGCCGACAAAGTGATGATGACCGCGGCAGAGCGGCAGAAGCTGGGCGGCGTTGCCGCTGGCGCTTCCGCTATCGTTTCCGGCACGGGTACGGTTGCCGACGCGACCGCCGTTCCCACCCTGATGATTAAGGTTATCGAGGACGAAGAGCCGTCCGCTTAACCCCTCGCGCATGGCGCGGGGCGGTTAGGGCGGAGGGTGGGAAAATCCAAAAGGAGGAAGCGAAATGACCGAATTAAATTGCGTCCTTGTCTTTCAGGAAAAGGCCGGGACAATTACGGCGTACTATCCGTACACGAAGTGGCGCAATATCCTTGACGCGCCGAACGTCGGTGCAATGGAAAGTGACCTGTACGGGCATATCGGAAACACCGACGTTCACGTGACAGCGGCGCAGATCAACAATTACGACACCGCGATTGCCGGGTTGATCGAGCATATAGAGAATGCAGAGATTCACATTACCGCGGCGGAGCGGGCGGCATGGACCGCGGGCGCGCAGAAAGCGGATAAAGCGGCGGCAGACGCTTCAAGCGCGCTGAACCTTGCCGCGTCCCTTGAAAGCCGTGTCGCCCGCGTGGAAGATGGAATTTTCAATAACATTACCGGGAATCCGTTTCTTGTTTCTTTTGACGCGCTGGACGGCGTAACGCTTGTCAAGGGCGTTTGGAATGTAGAGCGGCAAAGAATCGAATGTTGACGGAATATGCTTGCGACCGTCGGGAATTATCCTGCATTATCGGCAATCTGTTCACGGAAATAGAACCGCCTTGCGAACGGTGCGGGGACGCTGGAGAAATCACAATCAGCGGGACAACCTACACCGGGAATCGGGCGGTTCTTACCGTGACGCGGTTCGGGTTCGTCTTTGACGGGGACCCGGCGGAAGTCGAGCGAATCCGGGAAAGGCGGTGCTTAATTGGAGGGCGGAAAGAAACAGGCGGAGCAAACGGAATTTGCGATCATCACAAAGGCGAAAGACCTTGTGAAGCACACGTTTCTAATGACGAATGAACGGCGCTTTCCGAAAAAGTACCGATTCACGATTGTAAACCGTCTGCATGACCTGACGATTGATATTTTCCAGCACATTCAGGAAGCGAACGAACTTGATATTGCGGACCCGCAAGAATACAGGGAACGGAGGTACGAACAGAAAAAGGCCCTGACGAAGTGCAAGACCGTTCTATTCCTGATTGAATTATCTTTTGAAAACGGCCTGATTTCGGACGATCAATGCGCCGCGTGGTCAAAATACGTCCTTGACGTTAAATACATGACCGCAAGCTGGCGCAGGAAAGACCGGGAACGGGCCGTTGCTATGCAGAGAGGAACCCCGCCCCGGCGATAATGCCCGGCGGGTTTCTTTTGGGGTGCGCCCTGTAGCGTCCAACTCGTACAACGTCCGCAACGTCAATTCCTCCGGCGCGCTGAACTGGAACAACGCGTACAACGGCAACAACGGCGTTCGCCCGCTTTGGTGGAAAACCGCGATTGAGTAAGCCGAAAGGCCGAAAACAGAGGACCACCCACAAAGGAGGGCGTATCCCTCCGCCGTGGTGACAGCACGACGGTAAATACATGATTGGTGAAGCAAGGCCGACTGGAACCGGCTTCCGTCCCACCGCGGGCGCGCGGTGGGGTCCGATGATGAAGCATTGCACAACGAAACAAGGAACCCCGGCGCGCTTGTGGCGGGGCGTTTCGTTCCCTGCATGGCGGAATCTATACACGGCAAGGAGTTTTTATAATGCAAAACGCAGATTTTGAGCGGGTTTATGATTTTGGGAACCTTTACGCGGGTTTCCTGAAAGCCCGCCGGGGCAAGAGGGACAAAGCAAGCGTCGCAAAATTTGAAGCGAACTTGCTGGAGGCCCTTTGTTTGCTTTCGGAAATGTTGAAAAACAAGACGTACAGGCCGTCCGACTATTTCGTATTTCGGGTATACGAGCCGAAAGAACGAATCGTGATGACCAACGCGTTCAAAGACAAGGTGGTTCAACATTCCCTATGCGACAACATACTTGAACCCGCGTTTTCCCGCGGGTTTATCCGGGACAATTACGCGTCGCAGAAAGACAGAGGGACGCACGACGGCCTATATCGGCTGGAATCGTTTATGCGGTCCTATTACTTCACCCGGAAAGGCAGAGCGGAACAGGCGCGCCGGGAAGCGGGCTTGCCGCCGTTGCCGCCGAAAGAAGCAGGGTACGCCGACGGCTGGGTTTTGAAGTGCGACATATCAAAGTATTTCTATTCAATCCAGCATGAGCCGTTGAAACAAATGGTGCGGTCATACGTCCGGGACCCGGACGTTTTGTGGCTTACTGACATGATAATTGACAGCACCGAAAACCCCGGAATCCCTATCGGAAATCAGACTTCACAATGGTTCGCCGTCATGTACCTTTCGGGGTTAGATCACTTCATAAAAGAGAAGCTGGGCATTCGCTATTATGGGCGGTACATGGACGACTTTTACTTGATACATGAGGACAAAGCGTACTTGCGGTATTGCCGGGCGGAAATTGAAAGGTACGTCGGCGAATTGGGCTTGAAGCTGAACAATAAAACGAACATTTTTCCTTTGCGGAACGGCATTGATTTTTTAGGGTTTCATACGTATTTGACCGATTCGGGGAAAGTGATTCGGAAAGTTAGGAGGGTAAGCAAATGTAACGAACAACGGAAGATGAAGAAACAGCGGGCTTTACTGGACAGCGGGAAAATCACCCTTGCAGAGATCGAACAATCTTACGGAAGCTGGCGGAGCCATGCAATCAAGGGGAATTGCTATCACCTTGTCCGGGAAATGGACCGCACATTCAAAAATTTATTCAAGGAGAGTGAAAAACAATGGCAAAAGCATTGAGTTCCCTTGCCGTCGGCGCGCTTGTCAAAGACACCGGGACGCTTTACAACGGAAAGCCTATTGTCTGGAAGATTGCGGACAAGGCGCATTCCGGCTACCCGTCCGGGTCCGTGACGCTGATTACGGAAAAGATCATTTCGTTAAAGTGCTTTGACGCTATCGAATCGGGGAACAGCGACAGCAACCGCCGTTCTTACGGCAATAACCGCTATATCTATTCCAACTTGCGGCAATGGCTGAACAGCACCGCCGCGGCGGGTAAATGGTACAGCGCACAGCACAGCGCGGACGCGGCCCCGACGAACGCCAACGTATGGAGCAACTACAACGAATACGATCAGGAAGCGGGCTTCCTTGCCGGGTTCTCCGCGAACTTCCGTGCGGCCTTGCTGGAAACAACGCACACCGTCGGCAAGTCAAGCACGGACGGCGGCGGAACCGAAACTTGCAAAGACAAAATTTTCCTTGCGTCCTGTACGGAAGTAGGTTTGACGGGCGACGCAACTTGCGGCACAAAGCTGGCCTTGTTCAGCGACGATACGTCCCGTCTGGCCTACCCGACCGCCGAATGTGTAAGCAAGAGCGAATACACAAATAGCAGTTTTGCCGCTTCAAAGGCGTGGTGGTGGTGGCTTTGCGACGCTTACGCGTCCAGCTCGTGCAACGTCCGCCGCGTCCATTCCTCCGGCGCGCTGTACTGGCGCTACGCGTACGGCGGCCACGACGGCGTTCGCCCGCTTTGTAATTTGTCATCTTCAATCTTGGTATCTGATACCGCAGATTCGGATGGCGCTTATACAATCGTATGGAATCAGGCCCCGACGACCCCCGGCAGTATCACCGTTCCGACGGACGTTCACGGGGGAAGCAACCTGACCGTAAGCTGGGGCGCGTCCACAGACAGCGACGGCAATTTGTCCGGGTACATTTTGGAGCGCCAGCACGACGGCGGAGCATGGACACAGGTTTACAAGGGAATCAATCGCACATACACCGACGCAATCACGTTCGGGTGGGCGAATGTTGCATACCGCGTAAAAGCCTATGACAGCGCCGGGGCGGAATCTGGTTACAAGACCAGCGCGACCCGAACCGTCGTGAACAACACCGCGCCGACGATCAGCGGCACAGATTCCAACCTCGGAACGAAAACCGGGGCGTTCAATCAAGGGTACACCGTCACCGACCCGGACAGCGGGCAGACGATCACCGTTGTTGAAAAGATCGACGGCGTGCAAAAGCGGTCCTATACCGCGACCAGCGGGCAGAACTATTCTTTCAACGTGACGGCGGCGGAATGGGTGAAGCTTTTGAACGGGTCCCATACCCTGACAATCACCGCAACGGACGACTACGGCGGAAGTTCCACCCGGACGTACACGTTCACGAAGAACGAAACCGAAATTGAATTGACGCTTTCGGCCCCGCTGGACGCTGACGACATGGTGACAAAGGCAATTATGAGCGTCACCCGGCAGATTCCCGCGGGCGCGACGTTCACCGTTGAACTGTGCAATAACGGCTATGACGATTCCCCGACATGGGAGGACGTGACGCAAGCCGTCATTTCCGGGAACAAAATCTTCTTACAGAATAAGACAAAGACAGCCGCAAAATGGGGCTTCAACTTCCGAATCAAGGTGAATCGGAACGGGGCCGCGGGCGACTGCTTCATTGTTTCGGCAGGGGGGAATTTTGAATGAGCGTACAGCACAAGAAAGACAGTATTCGCAATTTACGTTTGGAGCGGCTGGGAATCCAACCGCCCGACGACTGGAACGACGTTGAACAGGTCCGGGCCGCAAAGAAAGCGGAAGTCGGCCTTTCGTGTTCCGCGGCGATCTACGCCGGAATTGACCTGAACGGGTCCCATTACAGTTTGACCGAACACGACCAAACCGAATTGATGGCGCAATTTACAACCGTCAAAGAGGGCGCGGCGGCGGTCCCCTATCACGCCGACGGCGAACTTTGCCGTATGTACCCCGCGGAAGAGTTCACGGGGCTGGCACAGGCCGCGACCGCGCACGTGTTCTATCATCGGACATACTGCAATCACCTGAACGCATGGATAAAGCGGGCCGATCTTGCCGAACTGGATTCCATTTTCTACGGCGCAGAGTTGCCCGCCGACCTTGCCGCAAGCATGGCGGAGATCATCAAAGCCGCGGGCGGTGACGCAGAATGAAGCGCATTCTAACAATTTGGGCGGCTTTGGGGGCGATTTATGTTGCCCTCGAAGTCGTTTTTCGTGGGCATTCCCACCCGGCAATGCTGATTGTCGGCGGGCTTTGCGGGGTTCTGGTGGGGGCTATCAATCAAACACCGCGATTCTATAACGCCCCGGTCATCGTGCAAGCGGTGATCGGGGCCGTGATCGTGCTTGCCGTGGAGTTCGCCGCTGGGTGCGTCCTGAACCTTTGGCTGGGGTTAGGGGTATGGGATTACAGCAATCAGCCCGGCAACGTGCTGGGGCAGATTTGCCCGGCGTTCGGCCTGTTATGGTTTTCAATTATGCCCCTTGCGATATGGGCGGAGGACACCGCCCGCTGGCTGATTTGGGCGTATGACCGGACCGTATACGGAAAGAGCGAAAAGCCGCCCGACATCAAGCCGTATTCGCTGAAAAGCGTATACGGGGATTTTCTACGGGGGAGGTAAAGCGATATGACGATTGCACAGCTATTGACCAGCGGCGGCGGGGCGCTTGTTATCCTCTTGACGCTGATTCAGATTGCCCCCATCAAGGTCAACCCGTGGACGGCGCTTGCGCGGGCCATAGGCCGGGCAATCAACAAAGACGTTCTAACAAAGTTAGATGAAACGCGGAAGATTCTTGATGAACACATCAAAACGGACGACGCAAGGAACGCCGACTTACACCGTTCAAAAATCCTGCAATTCAACAATGAATTATTGCGGGATATTCCGCACACACGGGAAGATTTCATAGAGATTTTGGCGGAAATAGATTTCTATGAAAAGTATTGCGATACACACCCGGAATATGAGAACAACCGCGCTACGCACGCGGTGGCAAACATTAAACGGGTATATGATGAACGATTGATAAAACACGATTTTCTATGAAAGGCGGCACGGCATGACATATCTATTCAGCGCCGCCGCCGGGCTGATTGCAGGAATCGCCGCCGTGTTGCTGATCGAAAAGAGCCGGAAGCGTAAGCGCCGCCAGAAAAAGAGGACCGCCCGAAAGTTTGAGTTTTCAAAGCTGATTCTTTCGGGGGTCCTCTTGACTTATTTTGCCGGGTTCGGCGTTGGGCTTTGGGCCGTTGTCATCGACATTTCACAACTTGGGGTTTTCCTCGCATACGTGGGAACGCCGACGGCAACGGCAATCGGGTTCTATTCGTGGAAAGCAAAGGCGGAAAACGTCGTGAAGATCAAACAGGCACACCCGGAAGAAACGGAGGGAATGCCCGTTGACCTGAACAACATTCAGCCTTGACGGAGGAACAGCAATGACGAACGAACAAAAATCTTTTATCGAGCGGGTGGGCAAGCTTGCCGCCGCCGATATGCAGAAAAGCGGCGTGCTTGCGTCCCTGACTATCGCGCAAGCAATCCTTGAAAGCGGCTGGGGAAAATCCGGCTTGACGGTCAAGGCGAACGCCCTTTTCGGAATCAAGGCCGGGTCATCGTGGAAAGGCCGGGTTTACAGCACGAAAACGCAAGAATGTTACGACGGTGTGAACTTTACGACCGTGACGGCCCTTTTCAGGGCTTACGGAAGCTGGGCGGAGAGCGTCGCCGATCATTCGGCGTTGCTGACCGGGGCCGCACGGTATAAAGCCGTCATCGGGGAGCGGGACTATAAAACCGCTTGCCGGGCGATTAAGGCCGCTGGCTATGCCACAGACCCGCAATATGCGGACAAGCTGATTCAGATTATAGAATCTTACAACCTGACCGCATACGACGGCGCAGGAAGCGCCACACAGCCCGCAGGACAGCCCGAAATATCCGGCGGACAGATTGACACCGCCGGGGGCAAAACCCCGGCAGACGCGAAAGGAAAGGGCAAAATGAAAGCTTCCGAATTTATCAAGAAACTGCAAGACATCGTGGACAATTATAAAACCCTGTACGTTATGGGGTGCTTTGGTGCGCCGCTGACCGGGGGCAACGTGTCCAGATATTGCACGAATCACAGCTATAACAAACAGGCAGAACGAACCGCAATGATTAAGGCCGCGGCGAATCAGAACCCGCCCGTTTTCGGGTTCGATTGCGTGTGCCTGATTAAAGGCGTGCTTTGGGGCTGGAACGGTAACGCGTCCAAAACCTACGGCGGCGCGGGCTATGCCGTCAACGGCGTTCCCGACATTGGAGCCGATACCATGATTACGAAGTGTTCGGGGGTATCGACCGACTTTTCAAAGATCGTCCCCGGCGAAGCGGTGTGGCTTTCCGGGCATATCGGCGTTTACATCGGCGGCGGAAAAGTCATCGAATGCACCCCGGCTTTCAAGAATTGCGTACAGGTGACGGCGTGCCTGAACATCGGCGCTATTTCCGGCATGAACGGGCGCAGATGGACCAAACACGGGAAACTACCCTATATCACCTATGACACCGCCGCAGACGGCGCGGAAGCGCCGAAACCGTCCGCCGGGTCCTCCGATACCTCCGCCGCCCTTGCGTTCTCCGTGGGCGACGTGGTGCGCTTTACGGGCAATCGACACTACACGAACGCGAATGCGTCCAGCGGTCCGGCGTGCAAACCGGGAACCGCAAAAGTGACGGTGATTGCAAAAGGCGCAAAACACCCTTACCACCTTATCAATCAGAGCGGCGGCGGGTCTACGGTTTACGGATGGGTTGACGCGGCAGACGTGCAAGCGGTTTCCGGCGGCGGGAGCGCCCCGGCCCCGAAAATGCGCGTCGGCGCGCGGGTGAAGTATTCCGGCCCCCTGTACCGGGACAGCAACGGCAACGGGCAGGGAAAGACCGTAAGCGGAACGTACACGGTCAAATATTACTATCCGGGCCGCAAGTGCGGCGTACACGTGGACGGGCTGGGCTGGGTCCCTGAATCCGCCTGTACTGTCATCGGTTAAAAGAAAGGGGAAGAAACATGAACATTCTTGAATTTCTGCTTGCGAATTGGGACAGCGTGTTGGTTGTCCTTGCGTTCCTTGCGCTGATCGTCGTTCTTATCCGGCGCGGCGAAACAAAGGTGCTGAAAAATATTCTTTTCAGCCTTGTTACACAGGCCGAAAAGCAATTCGGCGGCGGCACGGGTTCTTTGAAGTTTGCCGCCGTTTCCGACTGGATTTATCAGAGAATCCCGGCGGTGATGAAACTGCTTTTTACAGCGAAAGACATTGAAAAGATGATCGAGAGCGTGCTGGAGGAAGCGAAACAGGCGTGGGCCGCAAATGAAAATTTGAAAGACTACATCGAAACGCCCGCCGTTGCGGAAAATCTGCTGGCAATCGGGATTGCCCCGAACGTTATTGAAGCAGAGGGCGACCCGGAAAACAACAATTAAATCCGTCCGATTCGGACAGAAAAAAGCCCGTCGGGGAATGACCCCGGCGGGCTTTTTATGTTGGCAAAAAATCAAATGCGTTGAGGTCCCTCGTTAAGTTCGTTATATAGAGCGAGTTCAGCGGGAGAAAGTTCAAGGTGAGAAAAATAATATTCATCACCATTGAAAGACCAGATTTCGCCGTTTTTGTAGTCGGTTTCATAAGTTCCTAAAGCCGTAATTTTCATAGCTTCATCGGCGGTTTGAATAATTTTCATATCATTTCCCTTTCTTGGCGGGGTGTAGGGCGGCGGCAACCGCCGCCCGTTTCCCCTATCTTATATTCTTACGGTTGAAACATCAAGCTTGAAAACAAGGTCAAGAACCTTTTGCCGAATGGTGAAATTCTCTTTCACGCCCTTTTCGAGAGTTGCCCGGACCCCGGCGGGAGCGATAGACAAGCCGTATACAATCAACCGATCTTCCGCGGATTTGAGAGCGTCACGGGCGGCGTTCAATTCATCTTCAAGCCCGGCGGCAACAATCAGGGCGGAACATTCTTCATTTGCCTTTTCAAAGGCCGCGTCGTCTTCCATGCAGTAAATCAATTCGGGAACGGAGCCGTCCGGGTTGACAATGCCGTGTTCTGCAATGTACTTCTTTTCGATTTCCTTTTGCCGGGATTCGATTTCGTGAACGTGGGCTTTTGCGATCATGTAAGCACGCTGGAAATTGTTTGTTGTCTTTTTCATTTTCATAACCTCCGTGATTTGCGTTGTTTCGTTCTTTCTGTCTATTATTATACTCACGTGAGTATGAAAAGTCAAGAGGAAAAACGAAAAAAATGAAAAAATTTGCACCGCCGGACCGCCCGGCGGTGCGGTGAGTTATCCGGCAACGAATACGCCCAGCGGGGAGCCGCCCGCGGAACGCCACCCCCGGCGGTGAATATCGGACAGGCGGACCCGTTCGGGAGAGTTCGGGCGATTATCCCAGCGAATCACAGCATGAACGCCGCCGCGGGTGAAGCGCCCGGCGGGTTCGTCATAAAACCCGATGACCGTTCCGCCCTGCACGGGATAGCAAGCGCCACACACGCATTCGACACGCTGACCGATCATAACAATAACGGTTCCGTCGTCGGCGGGCTGGGCAATCGTGATGACATTGGAGCGGGCCGGGGATTCCTGAACAGGGTTTGCGGGTTCCTCGTCCTCGACGGTTTCCGGCTGAAATTCGCGTTCAGCACGGAAAACCGGGGCCATAGAATAGCGTTCGGGAATGATATATTCGCCGCGTTCGTCGCTGAATAGCTTTGTCCGGCGGGTTTCGCCGTCACGCTCAAAAGTAACGGTTTTGTCGGTGCGCTTGATGATCTTAATGGTGAAAACGCAATTACTATCGCACGCGCTGGTAGTAAAATATTCCTTACCGATTTCAAACTTTTTCATGTGATTACCTCCCATATTATAAAACCGAAGTTGAAGTGTTGTTGTTTACCGTGTCGGCCCCCTTTTCGTGTTGGCCCGTAAGGTTGACCGTTGCTGAACTCTACGCCCCAGCAACCGGGCGGCTTGTGTCTTGCTCTTTCTGATTATTATTATACTCACGTGAGTATGAAAAGTCAAGGGAAAATATGCACAAATATACTCACGTGAGATTATGCAATATTTCATACTTGCGTGAGTATGCTTTTTGTGTTATACTGAAATCCGAAAGGAGGGGGCGACATGGAACGTAAAAAATATAAGAGTAATACGCGGGCGAAAAATAAATGGAACGCGGAAAATTACGACCGTCTTTACCCCTATGTAAAAATCGGTAAAAAAGCGATCTATCAAAAGGCGGTAGACGCAAGCGGATTTGAAAGCATGAATGACTTTATAGAATCGGCGGCAGATGAAAGCGCGGCGGCTATTTTGGGATTGACAGCGGAGCAGTTCGACGAAGCGGTAAAGGCCGCGGCAGAGGAAGCGCGCAAAAAGAAAGGAGAATAATTTGTGCGGTATAAAGGAATCGAAATAAAGATTGCCGAAGATACGCGGTGCTGTAACGCGTGCTATGCGCGCAACTACGATGAACCGGGGCAAGCTATGGGCGCGCGCGTTGACCGCCTATTGACTATACAAGCTGGGCAAACGGTTATTTGCCTTTGTGATGAATGCGCCAGAAAATTGATTCAGTCATTAAGTGAACAGATACAGAAATAGAAAGCGGCGGGCGCAATGCCCGCCGCTTTTGCTATATTTAGTGATTTATTCGGCCTGCTCGTATGTGTAAGAACCGTCCGCGCCCAGAGTAATAAAGCCGATAGAATCAGAAACCGCCGCTTCATCGTCCAACTTCCCGTAAATTGCCGCCGCAATATCGGACCCGGCAAATACAATCCCTGTTCCGTCGTCACACTTGATCGTGAACCAGTTGTAACCGCTGTCTTTCACGACACTTTCGGCAAATTCCGCGAAATTTTCCGCGGCAAGGTCCAAAAGCTGGGATTTAAGAATGCTGATATATGCACGTTGACCGATTACGTCGCCGGACCCGCTTTTCACGTCCTCAGTCTTTACCTTGCAGTCAAGCAGGAAGTTATATTGCTTATATTCCGGGTAAAGAACGTCTTTCCCGTTGCCGATTTCCGCAACCGTGCCGTCGTCGTTCATGGTGACTTCAAGGGAGTTTGTACCCCAGCGGACTTTATAAGCCCCGTCGCTTTCTGAAACGGTATTGATCTTCCCGTCAAGGCCACAGGACACAAGCGCAATGAAAACTTCATCGGCCTGTTCGGGGGTGATCTGCATTTCGGCCCGAATCGTGTTCATAGAATCCGGGTAGAAATCGTATTGCGCCGATAGTTCCCCCGATTTAGGCGTGTCAAGGTCAACCAGCACGTTGCCGCAAGCCGCAAGTGAGAGGGAGAGAGCCGCCGCAAGCGTAAAAGCAAGTAATTTTTTCATGTGAAATCCTCCGTCTTACCGTCCATTCCGCCGGACAGTTTGTATTTTTTCGGGGCCGGAACGCAAAATATTTTCCGCGTTCTGACCTTTAACACAATTATCGCCGTTTTGCGTGTTAAAGTCAAGAAAAATGCAGAAGATTAACACATGGAGGGACGCGGCGTGAAGATATACGATTATAAAGGCCGAAAAAATCTTTGCGGGAACAGGGTTAGAGAAGCCCGCGCCCGGCGGAACATTACACAAGCGGACCTTGCCGCAAAATTACAAGTGGCGGGAATCACGATGGAGCGCGACAGCATAAGCAGAATTGAAATCGGAACAAGATTTGTTACAGATTACGAACTTGCCATACTTGCGGAGGTGCTGGGCGTATCTATGGAATGGCTGACCGAAAAAGAAAATTAACAACTTTATACTTGCGTGAGTATGAATAGATTGCTATAATGTATTGTGCGGGGACACTCCGCAAAGGCGTTATGTGCAAGCGAAACCCGCCCCGGCCTTACGGCATGGGCGGGCATTTTCTATTCACGGAGGTTTCGGCATGGGACACAAATTCAGCCATCTTTCAAAGGGCGACCGCTACAAAATAGAAGTTTTATTGAATAAGGGCCATTCAAAGCAAGAAATAGCGGACGAACTACACGTACACGTAAGCACAATATACAGGGAGATCAACCGCGCCCGTATGGTCCAGCTTACGACAGAACTTGAAGAGGTTGACAAATACAACCCCGACGAAGCCGAAAAGAGATACCGGGAAAACCTTTCGGCAAAGGGTCCGGCGCTGAAAATCGGGAAAGACTTTGAACTTGTGGAATACCTCGAAGCCAAAATGCTGGATAAGGACAACCCGCGTTCACCCGCCGCCGCCCTTGCTGACATCAAGCTGGAGGGCCGGACGTTCAAAACGTCGATTTGCGTAAGCACCTTATACAGCTACATAGAAAAGGGCGTTTTTCTGACCCTGACGAATGCGGACTTGCCGGAAAAGCCGAAACGGAAGCGGAAATATAGAAAGGTGCGGGAAACGAAGAGCGCCGCGGCGGGGGACAGTATAGACCGCCGCCCGCCGGAAGTAGACGACCGAAACACGTTCGGGCATTGGGAGGGCGACACCGTTTACAGCAAAAAAGACGGGTCAAAAGCCCTGCTTGTGCTGACAGAGCGATTGACCCGCCGGGAAATTATCATGCGGATAAAGGACAGGACCGCGGAAAGCGTGATTAAAGCCCTTGACCGTATAGAACGGAAATTCGGGGCCGACCTGTTCGCAAAGCTATTTCGGACGATCACGTTTGACAACGGAAAAGAATTTTCCGACGTGGAGCGGCTGGAACGGTCCGCCTTGCGTAAGGGGAAGAAGCGGACAAAGGTTTATTTTTGTCACCCGTATTCATCTTTTGAACGCGGTTCTAATGAGTGCCAAAACAAAATGATTCGGCGGCGCTTCCCGAAAGGAACAGATTTCGGCAAGGTATCAGACGCAGAGGTGGCGAAAGCGGAAGCGTGGGTGAACAACTACCCGCGGGAAATTTTAGGCTGGCAGACCTCCGAAATCCTGTTTCAAGCCTACCTTGAAAACCTTGTCACCGCAAAGGAATAAATTTTTTTATATTTTTTTCGCATTTACTATTGACATTTGCGCAGTTTACATAAGTTTATCGCTATCATTTTCTTTGAAAAAGTCCGCTATTTCCGAAAGGAGCAAAAAAGCGACGGTCATTTGACCGTCGCTTAGTGTTGGCGCTATCTATCTTCCCAGGCCGTTGCCAGCCAAGTATTGTGGACA